TCGTATCGTTGACTATAAAACAGGCAAGTCGGCAAAATATGCAGATACTAAACAATTAAAACTATTAGCCGCTTGTGTATTCACACACTACCCTGAGGTTAAAGTTATTAAGGCGGGCTTGCTGTTTGTAGTATCTAAAGAGTTTATCAAAGAAGAGTACAGCACCCATCATAGGCTAGCTTATTTTGAGCAATTTAAACCCCTTGTAAATCAGCTAGATGCATGCATCGCTAATGGGGTATGGAACCCTAAGAAAAACTTTACTTGCTCTAAATGGTGTCCCGTCAAGTCTTGCGCACACAACGGAGAACGAGGATAATAGGGGAAAAGGAACTTACTATGCCATATAAGAACAAAGCAGACCGCAAATATACCAACGCCGCTAAGTATGAAGATAGCCCGCAACAGGTTAAGAATCGTATGGAGCGTAATAAAGCTCGTGCTAAGCTAATGAAAGCGGGTAAGGTTAGTAAAGGCGATGGTAAAGATGTAGCTCATATTGTGGCGGCTGATAAGGGTGGTTCGATTAAAGATGGCGTGCGTGTAGAAAGCGCTAGTAAAAACCGTTCGTTTAAAAGAGATTCAAAGCATAACTTAGTATCAGAAGTTAGCAAGCGGGAACGCAAAAAGTAATTTCAGTAAGCTATATTATTAGGTGTGAGTAGGTATAGCTGAGGGGGAAGAGCCCTATAACCGCATCAGTTAGTAAGCAGTCTTTGTATTTAGTGCTCACGTGCTAAAAACCTTTCAACTGCATGAGCTAGCGGACACTGGGAAAGACTAGGAAAATTATAAAAGCTTGAAGCGGAGACCGCTTTCAGGCTAACTTGCATCGGAGAGTGTTTTGGAAATAGTAGAAAACAAGGCAGTATTGCTGAAGGTGCGTGACCCTGACCGCATCACATCAGTCATTCCTAAGAGCAAGTTAATGTATTCGGAAGAAAACTATCATGAAGTTCTTGTGCATTGGGGACTTGAGGAAATGCAAGTTTTAAAAAACCTCAAAGTCCGTAACGTACCATCTCCAATCGAAGGACAATACGTTTGGCCCGGGCAGTTCAAACCATTTGACCATCAAAAAACTACCTCAGCATTTCTAACATTACATCGCCGAGCCTTTGTGTTTAACGAGCAAGGCACAGGTAAAACTGCTTCAGCTATATGGGCGGCTGATTACCTAATGAACTTAGGATATATCAAGCGGGTGCTAATCGTTTGCCCCCTGTCTATTATGGATGCCGCATGGCGTGCAGACTTGTTTACGTTTGCTATACACCGCAAGGTAGACACCGCATATGGCGCTAAAGATAAACGGAAAAAGATTATTGAAAGTAGTGCCGAGTTTGTCATCATTAACTATGACGGCATCGAGATTGTTGCAGATGCTATTGCACAGGCTGACTTTGACCTCATTATTGTAGACGAAGCCAATGCCTATAAAAACCCCACTACAAACCGCTGGAAAGTTTTTAATTCGCTAATCAAACCACATACTTGGCTGTGGATGATGACTGGCACACCAGCCGCACAGTCTCCCGTAGATGCCTATGGAATTGCTAAGCTAGTTAATCCCTCAGGAGTGCCTAAGTTTTATTCTCACTTTCGAGACCAAGTAATGCAGAAAATAACCATGTTTAAGTGGGTACCAAAACTAAACTCGGAAGACATAGTGCATAAGGTATTACAACCCGCAATACGGTTTACCAAAGAAGAATGTCTTGACCTACCTGAGATTACATATCAAACGCGTGAAGTTCCTTTAACCTCACAGCAACAGAAGTATTACGATATGCTCCGCAAACAGATGTTAGTTCATGCGGCGGGTGAGGAAATTACTACCATCAATGCGGCGGCTAACTTAAACAAGCTACTTCAGCTATCTAGTGGGGCAGTCTATTCAGATACAGGCGAAGTTGTAGAGTTTGATGCTAGTAACCGCCTTAGGGTACTTAAAGAAGTAATTGACGAGTCTAGCCATAAAGTGCTGGTGTTTGCACCCTTTCGCCATGCTATTGAAGTTATTAGGGAAAGCCTAGAAAAAGACGGGTACACGGTAGAGCTAATCCATGGAGGTGTACCTGTAAACAAACGTACAGAAATCTTCAAGAAATTTCAAGAAACCTCACACCCTAAAGTACTTATCATTCAGCCACAGGCGGCTAGTCATGGCGTGACCCTTCATGCCGCAAATACAATCGTATGGTGGGGTCCGATAACCTCATATGAGACCTATGCACAGGCTAATGCTCGGGTACATCGTAGCGGGCAAAAGAACCCGTGTACTGTAATCAAATTGCGGGGGTCAAGCGTAGAGAAAAAGCTCTATGAAGCACTCCAAAACAAGCAGGATATTCAAGGAAGCATAATGGCGCTGTATAGTGACTTACTTAGTTGACATTGTTAAGAGTAGGAGTATACTTAAAGAAAAACGAGGAGAAGTAATGACAGCAATGCGTAACCCTGATGCGAAGCATATTGACTTTGCAGAACTCATCGGGGTAATACCAAGCAATCCAAGATTCTTACCATCCAATCTAGATATGGTATTAGAGCGCAAAGGCTCGTTTTTAATAGGTGAATGGAAACGACCAAATGAAAGTATTAGTAGAGGTCAAGAAATTCTCTTAGAAAATTTAGCTAAGAAACCAAAGTTTCTTGTAGTGCTAATTGAAGGTAATACCGATGAAGGTATGGAAGTAAGTAAGGTGCAATTATTTAACCCACATAAAGGCTGGATAGAGTGGGGAGATAACAAAGAGAGTCTAAAAGACCTAATAACACAGTGGTATGCAAGAGCAGAGAGGAATATAAAATGAGCGCCCAAGTACAGGCTGATAAATTAGCCAACGTATACATAAAAATGCGGGACAAAAGGAAAGAATTGCTTGCTGAATTTGAAGCACAAGACAGCAAGATTGAAGCACAGATGGACATGGTAGCGGAAGAACTATTAAAGCTATGTAAAAACATTGGTGCAGATAGCATAAAGACTCAAGCGGGTACAGTATTCAGGTCAGTACGCACTAGATATGAAACAACCGATTGGGAAAGTATGTACAACTTCATACTAGAACATGACATACCGCAAGTACTGGAACGTCGTATCAGTACAACAAACATGAAGCAGTTTCTAGATGAAAACCCAGCATTGATGCCAGTTGGCATGAATATTAATAACAAGTACACAGTTACAGTAAGGAGAAAATAAAAATGGAGAACTTGCCATTGACAGTCGATGAAGTAGCGAAGATACTACGTGTCTCTCGCCAAACAATTTATGTTTTATGTAGGGAAGGAAAGCTACCGCATTTTAAGGTAGGAACAAAACTGCGATTTAAAAAAGCAGATATTGACGCATTAACTAACACAACGAAGACGGAGGAAGTATGAGCGAAGCTCAAGTAGCAACACCTGAACAGGAAGCACAAGCCCAGCAATTTATTGCACAGGCTAAACAACAAGCAATGCAAGAAGTCCAACAAAACATGCAGATTGAAATTCAGATGCGTGGAAACTCTTTGAACTTAGCTGTACAGGCAAACGAGCCTGGAACTGACCCAGCAACAATCGCCAAAACAGCGGCAGTATTTTTAGAGTTTTTAAAAAAAGGAGCAGTGTAATATGGCTAACGAACTAAGCATGTTAAAAGGAAACCTACCAGCCCATTTACGTGGTGGTGTAGACGAAACAACTAAAGCCCTTATGGGTAGCGGCGGCGCTTCAACAGGCCCAAGTATTAAACGTATCTCTATCAAGGGTTCTGTATTCCGCATGGTAGTAGAAGGTAAAGAAGTTGCTAAGAACGAAGAACGTGCTATGAATGTAGTTATCGTTGGTGCGGCGCAATACAACTCCCGTACTTTCTATGAAGCTACTTTTACTGAAGGCCAAGGCGCTAAAATGCCTGATTGCTTTTCAGACAACGGCATCAGCCCAAACGCAAAGAGCACAGCACCACAAGCAGCTAACTGCAAAGACTGCCCACAGAACGTAGATGGTTCAGCGCCTAGCGGTAAAGGGCGTGCATGTCGTTTTAGTCGTCGTTTAGCTGTATTG